TATGGTTGGACGAATCGCCCTATCAATATGCCCCCACTCCAAGACTTAAGTGAGATGGTTGCCTCCACCTACACGAATGAGGAAGACACAACTATAGATGGTTATTATTTATGGGATAAGACACCTACCATATCAATTTTCGGTGTGGAGAAGACGGTGGGGTTATTTGTTATTGCTTTGAGGGGCACCTCATTTAGAGACATAAATGACATCACCGCAGACTTAAGTATCGTGAAGGGTATAGTGGAGGATGCTTCCAATTATCGTGCGATTAGGAACGGCAATAGGTGGCGAGAGGACACCACAGTCATCGCCGATTTTAAGAAGTTCGTAGAAAATTATCTCCACATACCCAACGCCACCTACTATGCGGTAGGCCACTCCCTCTCTGGGGCGATTATAGATGAGTTGCTGGAAGATGGTATTGTATCCTCCGCCGTGTCATTCAACCCAGCGATAGAGAGGCAGAACTTCAATCTCCCCAACAACAACCACCGAGTCTATCTGGAGTGTGATATTCTATACAACCTTCTCGGTAAGTTCATAACCAACGGCAATATTGAGGTTATACCCAAGAGCAACCCTGCTGGTCCAGATGCTGGACCTATAGATACAGTAAAGGGAACTGTTGAATGCCACAATATTAAAACAGTTATTCCGTATATGGTTGGAAAAGGAGATAATAATATTCACCCTATATATAATAATATGTCTCGCTCATCTTTTTTTGATATGATTCAGCGTCCCTCCTTTGGGGCGTTAGACAGATTCAAACCGATAGGTTCGCCGTGCGACAGCATACTCCAAGAAATGGTTACTCAAGATGTAGGTCCCAATTCTGGGCGTGAGCGTCAGCGTAGGCGATACGAGGAGTGTTTAGCGAAGAATGCTCGCCCCCAGATGGAGGGGAGAAGGGGCGGAGGTATGAAAGGTACTGGTTTTTTGACTGATGCCCTCGCTGGTGGTCTTTGGAAGGGGGCGAAGGGTTTGTATAATCTTTCCAAAGCAGAGTCCAACCAGAACACGAGCAGAACTCCCTACCTCCCCCCTCTCATTAATTAAAACCGATTCACCGATTCACCACTTTTTAATCAAAACCGCAAACTTCCATTTAATCAAAAATCATCTACCAATCTACCAAAAATAATCTATTTATATTATTCCATAATGAATATAAATATATCTGTAATGTATATACAACAACCAAAATGGATTTTACAACTACTCTCGTGGAGAAACTTAAGGAAAGGGGTCTAACCGATAGTTCAGTCTCCCTCTATGTCCGCAACCTTGAAAAACTCAACGGCAATAAGGGTATTAATAATCTCAACTTCCTCAAAAAATATGCCGATATTATGGAGCGATTGAAGGCATACAAAGGCAACACCCAGCGTGGTTTTCTCATCAGCATCGTATCCTCCCTATCCTCCTTTAAGGGAGAGAGGGGTATTGATGCTCTACTGAAGAGGTATTATAAGGCGATGATTGACCTCAACAAATCCCTCAACGATGCGAATCATAATGGATTGAAGACTGAGTCGCAGAATGCGAACTGGATTGATTGGACTGATGTGGAACACATCTACGACGGACTCCGTGATAATACAACCCAGATGTCCTCACCCATCACAGAGGGCGAATACAATCGTCTTCTTGATTTAGTAGTTCTGTCGCTATATGTCCTCAACCCACCCAGACGCAACAGCGACTATATGAATATGAAGGTAGTCTCCGCCTTTACCCCAGAGGTTAGTGAAGCCTTATCTGGTAATAACATCCTTGATTGGAACGGCAAACGGTTCATCTTTAGGAACTACAAGACGAGCAAGAAGCACGGCGAGACCATCATCCCTATCCCTAAAGAACTATACGAGATTCTCGCAGTCTATTTTGAGAAGAAGGGTATTCTACGCAGACTCCAAGCACCAGCGAAGAAGACGAAGAAGGACACCCAAGTATTCATAGAACCCTTCCTAACCCTATGGAACGACAAACCATTTATGATTAACTCAATCACGAGGATACTCAACCGCATCTTCGGCAAGAAGATAGGTTCATCTATGCTCCGCCACATCTACACCACGAAGAAGTTTGGCAAGCAACTCGCCGAGCAGAAGGAAGTCGCAGAGCAGATGGGGCATACTGTAGGCGAGATGAACCAGACCTATATTAAGGAGGATTGAATTGGTAGATTGGTAGATGTTTTTTGATTAAATGGAACTTATCAAAAACGCAAAAAAAGTGGGGAATCGGTGAAAGCGGTTATTGAATGAAAGTTATGATTATTTCAATATAAAGACAACCGTCTATTAAGATTATAAAACCGCCCCAACACGAACACGATGCCTACCGCTATGGCCTACGCTATTGACACGATTGTCCGCCTTGTAGAGGAGAACACACGCCTTAAGTGCGGACTACCGCCTTCAACCAACGCCGAGGAGATTGTCCTTGTGGTGAAGGAGAAGGAGAAGTATAGGGGGAATGGTGATGACTATGATTTGCTTTTTGAGATTGATGTGGAGACGATTTGCGAGTTTCTTGCGACGGAGCATTCATACCACCTCTATAAGAAGGGAGGTAAGGGAGAACCCCCTACTGCGATTGAGTTGGATAAATTGAAGGAGAGTGCCGACTTGATTGCCGACTCACAACAGAAGCAGATTAACCTACTGCTTGATGATAAGCGTGAGAGGATGGAAGACCGTGAGAGGTTGCTGAAAAGGATATGCGAATTGGAAGACGAGGTAGGCAGTCATAAGGGGCGAGGAAGACCCAAAAAGACTGAATGCTCCCCTTGTATCGCCGACCCCTCGTCGTAATAATCTAAAATCACCAGTAAATAATCAATTAGGGGTCTTCTTGATTATTTACCAGACCAATACCCAGTAATAATACAATAATAATAATATTATTATTACTATATTTTTACAATACTGATATACTGTAAATAATCCATTTAGATTTTTATTGTATTATTACACCCCATCAACCCCAAATATGGGGGTTTTTTGATTATTTAATGATATAATTGTATTAAAATAATTCCTCTGTAGAGTATATAGCATTATGAGTGGAATAGACTTTGATTCTCGTATATCATACGAACCATATCATATCTACTATGATTTGAATATCCTCAACAACGATACGACTGGAACCAAGCAACCTCCCTTCCTCCAATTCACGGAGATTAGGAACAGTCCCTACATCAACAACCCCAGCGACTACTTCTGTTCGGTGGTTCGGTTTAGCGTGGAGACGCCAACCCTCCCCCTCTTTATACCCCAAGCGGTAGTGGGGCAAGTTGGCGGTGTGAATCAACTGATATATAGTGTATCATTTAACCACCCCTCATTAGCAGCCCCTATCACTACGAATGTGATATATGTTCCGCAGAGTTCCGCTCAACTCGCACCCCCTCCCACATCAATCACGAGTGCGAGTGATATTATAAATGAATACTACTACACCTACACATACAAACCCTTTATTGATATGGTGAATACAGCATTAAGGACTACTTGGAATACACTCCTAACAACGACCCCTTTGGGAGCACAACTCGCAGCAGTCTATACCGCCAACCATTTTCCCTATCTGTGGTGGGATGAAGACTCCAATATCGCCACTTGGGTTGTTTTAGCAAATGTGTTCCAAACCCCTACGGCAAACAACCCTACCCCAACACTTTTCTCGGCAGCAGCCCCCTTCAGCTCCTCCCCAATACAGATTTTCTTCAATACAGAACTCTACAATCTTTTCAGTTCGTTTTCTGCCTTCCAGAATGGATACGGAGGGGCAACCCCTATTGGACTGAACTGGAGGATGAACTTCCCAGATACTATATCCGTGAATCCTTATTTAGCAAGTGTTCTAACTACACCGATAGGTCCCCCAGCACCATCTATGCCCTCTATGCCTACCTCCCTCGCAGCACCCCCCTTCCAACCCATCAACTACTCACTATTAAGGGTGTCCCAAGAATACCCAACGACGCCTCTATGGAACCCAGTCCAAGCAATCGTCTTCACAACAAGTCTGCTTCCTATTGCGTCATCTATCGTGTCGGCACCAGTCTTATTTGGGCAAGGGCAAGCATTCACGAATGCTGGAAACAATAGTGGAATCGCCAACATTCTAACCGATTTAGAAGTCCCAACCGAAAAGGGGTGGCAGACCAAACCCCTCATCAGTTATGTCCCTACTGCCGAATATAGGTTATTTGACCTCAACGGAAACGCCCCTCTATCTGCGATTGAAATCACGGTGAATTGGAAGGACACATTTGGACGCCTCAATCAATTTAGGTTGGGTGCTGGTTCCAACGCTTCTATAAAACTGATGTTCCGCAGAAAAGACTTCCAAGGGGTAGTATAATCTTCTTTTAGCGAGTTTTAATATTTGTGTATGAATTAATATTAAAATAAATATGTTATACTATATTATAACAATACCGAATGTCTTCCGCAGATTTCCAGAAGGTTTTGGTTCGTGATGAGCGTCTCAACTGTAAGGACAGTATCAAGTATGCCGTCCAGAAGTCAGGGCAGAACATAACCGTCGCCGAGTTCAACGCAATCTCCCAGAATGCCAACTCCCACACCTACAACATTCAAGTCCCCAGCGAGACCACGATTATTGACCGTCGTGTCATCTGGGAGAGCACCGTTACGCTGCGAGTGACTGTCCCTATCGCAGCACAGACATCCGCCCTCGCAAACGGTATGGCTATTGGAGACCCTATCGTCCAGTTAGGCATCGCTAATGCTTTGGGACCCTTCCCCCTCCACTCCGCTTGTCTTACCCAGCAATTTACAATCAACAACAATTCCGTATCAATCAATATGAACGATGTGCTCCCAGCAATCCTCCGCTTCAACGACAAGCGTGAATTGATGAGGTATAACGGTATGTGCCCCAATATGTATGACATCTATGGCAAATACCAAGACGCCGTCGGTGCTAATAACAACCCCAACGGCAACTACACTACGCACTCTTTAGACAACGACCTCTACGCTCGTGGTTCATTTATGGACGTCCAAGTGAGCGGAACGAACGGTTTTGATTATGCTGTTGGTGCTGCTGCCCCCATCACATCAGTCCCTACCCTCGTGAATCCAGCAGTAGCAGACCTCGTCTATTTCGTGAAATACACCGTTAGGGAGCCCCTTCTCGCTGCCCCTTTTATGTTCGCTAAATCCAGTTATAGCGGACAAGGCTTCTATGGAATACAGAATTTGAACGTAGTTTTTAACCTCTCAACCAGTAATGTTGCTCGTGTGTGGCGTTCTGGTTTGCCTTGCGACAACAACGAAGTCGCCCCTACGACTTGCTCCATTTTATCTTATGCTGGAAGCAAACTCATCTTCAACTTCCTCACCCCCAAACCGAGCGATATGTTGAGTGCTCGCAACGTTGTCCCCTACTATGAAATGCCGAGATATTTATCTACCACTACCGCCACCATCCCCTACGCCACACGCAACCCAGCAACCCCAGCAACCGCTTCTGGTATTATCCCACAAACCACACGCCTCACCTTCACCACCACCCAACTTAACCAAATCCCAGATAAGTTGCTGATTTTCGTCCGCAAGGCGAAAGCATCGCAACTTTTGAGCGACACCGACTCTGCTTTAGCCATAACTGGAGTTTCATTCAACTTCAACAACCAGTCTGGTATTCTTGCGTCCGCAACTCAAGACCAGTTGTATCGCTACTCTGTGGAGGCTGGTTCCAATCAGTCGTGGGAGGAGTTTAGGGGGTTCGCCCTCCAAGGCAACGCTGCG